GTTGAACAGGTGCGCGGTATCACTTCGTCAAAGTCTTCGTCGGCCTCTGGTTCAGGCCCGCGAATCTCAGAGCCGTGGCCCTTGTCGTTTCGCTCTATTGCTGCAGCGTTGGAATATGAAAGCGATTTATACCGCAACGAAAGCTTCGCCACATTCTCGGCTGTCACTTCCTCGATGTTGCTCCCGATGCTGTTGAGCATTCCCGTGATGTAGAAAAGCAAGTCCCCGCACTCTTCCTTCACATTCTCTATGTCGAGCGGCTTCCTGTAAATCACGGCCTTTTTGATTGCGTCCAATAGTTCCCCTGCCTCTCCACTAATTCCCGCAGCCATGTGGAGTCTGTGGCAATCTTCGGGAGTCAGTTCGGACTGGATCGCAGCCCCGGGCTTACATAGTGCGCTAACGAATTCGGCATGCGTTGGATATTTCATGGGGGGGAACGATTAAACACCCTTTCTCTGCGCGCAAGCGTTTTCAGATAGGAATATTTCCAGCTTGCGAATGTCCTTTTCCAACCTGCGCCGATCCTTCTCGGATGCGTCGAGTGCTTCGCGGAGTGTGCTGATTAGCTTTGCCGCATTCTCGGCGCTTGCCTGTGATTCATAAGAGGAAATTAAAATGTGAAGTTCGGTGCTGGTTTTTTTAGACATAGGACGGGAAATGATGCGCGAAAATTGCGGCGCGTCAATCGTGGCGGCGCAATAGTTGCAAAGCTATACCATGGCGAAAAATAGCATTGCGGCGCAATTGCAAGTTTATTGCGCCAGAATAAATCTCGGTGTTTTATACCTTATCGGGTGCGATCTCGCTTGAATCGTTAGAGTCGGCCTGTTCGGGTATAGCCTCGGGCGTTACCTCAATAAGCTGAGGCGATGGCGATGGAAGCTCAATAGACTTCAAACTGTTTAGAGTGTCGCGCTCTGGAACGCTGAAAGAAATCTTAAAGTTCTGTTGAGAATTGGTCTCAACCTCAACCTTGTCGCCGTAGCGTTTCGGGGCAAGTTTAGAAGCGAACCATTTTAGAGCATCCATGCGAAGCCGTCCAATTTGGGCATCATGCGAGGAAAAAGCCTCATCTAATACCCGTTCAGCTAATGTGTCAGCCTGCTTCGCCCTCGCGCGAGTGTAGGCTGCAGAGAATTCGGGATTTTCATCCATCCACCTATATATGGTCGGGATGCTTGGAATGTCTGGAAGTTGGGTAATGTTGGAGAGCGTAAGTCCCTGTTCGAGTAGTTCGCAAATGTGGTTTGCGGTATCTTGGCAAAATGGGATTTGTGGTCGGCCTGCTTTTTTTTCGGTTGTTTGCATTTTGTGATTGACAGGATTTTTTTGGTATGGTTAGAATACGCCTGTGGCTATTAGATTAGCATCTAATGTCCATCGGCGAAAGTTAAATGTTGGCATGGTTTCTGAATGGTGGTTTTCGATAGTTGGCATGGAATTTGATTCGGTAGGAATTGGAGACCCCTCCCCGCTATCGCGTGGCCCCTCCCCAATCTTCTCTCTTTAAAATTTTGATGGAGGAAAGAATCTGCGCAAATGTTTTTTGGAATTATTTTCTGGGTGCGCGAGGCTCGCGAACCCGCATGAATAAAGGATCTGCGGGGAAGTAAAGAAAAAAGTGCAGTCTCGCGAAAGATTTTTTTCTTGGTGTTCGCGAGGTTTGAGCGATGATTTCCACAGCAACCGAGACAACCTTGGGAGCGAGAAACCAAAAGAAGAAACAACATGAACATAGCACTCAAAGCAGGAACGCAAACAGGCTCACTTGTGAACCACATCATTAGCGGATGCCGCATGGCAACGCCAGAAGTCGGAATGGGGGCAACCATTCTTGGATGGACTGACCGCCGCGCTTGCACAATCACCGAAGTGAGCAAAAGCGGCAAACGAGTCGGCATCGTTGAGGACATTGCAACCCGCATTGATGAAAACGGCATGAGCGATTCACAGCAATACTCTTTTGAGCGCGGCACAGGATCACCCTCCTTTTTTACCCTTCGCAATAATGGCGCATGGGTGCGGCAGGGTGAATCTATGCGCGGCCAGCGTCTCGCAATCGGCAATCGCGATCACTATTACGATTATTCCTTCTAATCCACTCCGGCGCGGGTTCCATTCCCTCGCCACTACCCACAAACACCAAACACTAAAACAGCATGAAAAATTATGTCTTCAATGTGATCAAACCGCTTTCAAAAGATAAGCGGCAAAAAGTCAGCGTCAACATGTCGTTCGTTCTGGCGGACTCGCAAGAGGAAGCCGAGCGAGCCGTTGCAAGGGAACACCGCCGCGATTGCTTTGGACAATGCCGCATTGCATTCCGAAATGTGTGGGAGCAGGGCGAGGTCATCAATTGGGGCTTTCAAACATGGGAGCGTGATGAATTTGATCCTTCAATCAAGACCGCCCGCGAGATTCTTGGGGATGAATACCAAGCGCACCTTGACCAGTTCGTTATCAAATCCCTTAGGGAGGCGGGCAAGACCGATGCGGAAATCCGCCGCCTTGCCTTTGAACATGAGGCAAATATGATCGCCGAAATGAACTACTGAACCATGCGCACTTTCACCATCCACAATCAAAGGCCAATTTCCATGCGGTCCTCTTATCACAAGCTCGTTTCCAATGGGATCGTGTGCGCGGAGGGTTCAAAGCGGGACATGGTTCGTCTAATGAAAAAAACGCCGGGATCGTTTCTGGCTTATTCGCACACCTTAAAGCTTGGAGACACTTGGAAATGAAACTTGAAACCGCTTTTATGGCCTTCCTCGCATTCCACATTTGGGCGGTCCTCGCTGCCTATTGGCTTGCCATCCTTTAACCTTTGTTCCCCCCGGAACGATAAACAACACAAACACAAACACAAACACGATACAAAATGACAACACAAACAGAAAACGAAAAGCTGAACGCGCTTGCTTCCTTCCTTGGATGCGATGCGAGCGAATTGACAGAAACAAACTACGGGCATTATTCCCTCGCCTCCTTTGAATATGGGGCGCGAGAGTATGCCATCGGCACGGATGGAGAATGCGACGAGGCTTGCAAGGACTATATTCGTGACAGCATTTGGGCGTTCAATTCCGATTTTATCCTTTCGGAATGCGCTCTTCCATATCAACTCGCCGATGCTATTGGTTCCTATAAGCAAACGGAATGCGAGGGCGCGAATGATGCCTTGCTTGCCTTAGTGGAAAAGACTTGCGGGCTTGAATCGTTCGTTGAATCGGCAATTTCCGCCGATGGGCGCGGGCACTTCCTCGCGTCTTATGATGGTGAAGAAAGTGAGGAAGGAGAGTTCTTCATTTACCGGATAAACTAAACCCCACGGGGCGCTGTTTCTGCCCTCCGCAGAAAAGGTGACTCAAAGTTCAGAGTAATAACCCAAAAACCAGATGCCCAACTGTAAAGCGGGCAAAACAAAAAATGCAATACACAATCACAATGACAATCAACATTCACACAAAAGCGGATTCGCTTGAACAAGCGCAAGATATAGCGCAAGAAATGGATATAAAGTTCCTGCACCCAGAAACAGACGAGCCAATGTCGAACGACATAATTGACTGGGAAATAAAAGAGGCAAAAGCATGAAAAACACAGCACAACACACTCCCGGCCCTTGGCTTCGCACTAAGTCTGGCAACACATTCCAGATCGTCGCCGGGGCGGATGGAAACGGTGATCCAAACCAATTGGTCGCAACCGTTCATCCTGCCGCAATAACGATTGACCACGAACCATGCGACGAAACCCGCGCAAACGCCCGCTTAATCTCAGCCGCACCAGATATGTTCAACGCCTTGCAAGCCGTCTGCGATGCTTACGGTGAACGCGACACTCTGCTTATGGCGCAAGTCAAAGCGGCACTTGCCAAGGCGAAAGGGGAATCCGATGAATAAAAAAATTGACATTTACACCCGCCGATTTTTGCAGGGATTAGTTAATTCTGGTTGGGTTTACGAATGCTCCACAACATGGGCGAAAACCTGCAAGGAGGCCAAGGAAAGATTCCTTTCAGACAAGCCATACATTTCAACGCATCAAGTTAAAGCACAATTTTCTAAGTGATATGATCCAATTGCTTCAAGAGATTAGCGGACATTTTCAACCAAGGGAAAAGAAAATGAGATTTCCAATCGGAACAAAGTTTATTCCAAGAGGATTAGATTCTATCCATGAGGTTATCGATTACCATATAACGAAAAACTCAAAAGATGAAATCGTGAAACAAAAATATGTATCAAGGCATTTATTTATGGGGCAGGAAATAAAAACTTCAGACATTGCAGAAACTACCATCGCAAGGGGCATTCTGCCTCCATGCCATCAAGATTCCGCAAGGCATCAAGAATGGCTTGCAAGAGTAGAGCAATTGGAAAGCGAAGGATTAGATAGAAGTGATGCCCAAGGCATAGCGGACATAGAAATTAAATAAAACTTATCCTAAGGCAAACCGACTAAACTTTGTTCCCCCCGGAGCATTAAAATAAACAATAAAAATAAATATGACAAACCAATTAGTAGTTCACAACCAGTCAGTTCAAGACATAACAACTATGGCGCAAGCCATCACCAAATCGGGGCTTTTTGGCATCAAGACGCCGGAACAAGCCGTTGCCCTTATGCTCGTAGCGCAAAGCGAAGGCAGGCATCCCGCATCTGTTGCAAGTGAGTTTGATATTATCCAAGGCAGGCCCGCGCTTAAAAGCCAAGCAGCCCTTGCAAGGTTCCAAGCTGCAGGGGGAAAGATTCAATGGACAAGTCGAGGCCCAACAAAATGCGCCGCGAAGTTTTCGCACCCCCAAGGCGGGGAGTTGGAAATCACTTGGACGATGGAGCGCGCAAACGCTGCGGGGCTAACAGGAAAGGCAACATGGAAACAATATCCCGATCAAATGCTTTCGGCGCGAGTAGTTGCTGAGGGAGTCCGCGCAGTTTTCCCTGCCTGCCTAAATGGCGTTTATCTTGCCGAGGAGGTGCAGGACTTCGACACCAAGCCAAGGCCCGCCAAGGAACCCGTGGAGATCGTCCTTGAGGCTCCTGAAGCAAAAGAAACCCCAGCCTTGCCAGAACCTCCCAAGGAAGCCCCTAATAATGATGAAAGACCCGCCCAAGGCGAGGTTGTAGAGGCTGAGATTGAATGGGAAGGCAACTGGTGGACTCCAGAGGTCGAGGCGGCGCTTGATCCCATCGCAGACAAGGTGGCCACGTTCCTTGTGGGTCGGGATAAAATCAAGGCAGGCCAAGGGTGGCGGGATATATCTGAAGAGGCATACCGCCGAAACATCTGCTCAGGGCTTCCAAGGTTCCTAAAAGCTGTGGAGGGAAATAAATAATGGAAGAATATCGCGCCCCGTATCGTCACATGGAAGATCAACCACAAGACAACCCACAAGAACCACACAATGAGAATTAGCAACACAATCACATTCAAGGGGGAACGAACATTTCTCTCTGAATCTGGCAACAAGGAGAAGTTTAAATTCCAAATCGCATCCAAGAACTTCCTCACAAGGAACGCATTGGAATCGATTGCAGGAATCCATGGGATGCTGGGTCAAGATGTATCATTCAAGACCGAAAACCGAGATGGAATGTATGTATATCAAGGCGAGTCAACATCATATTCAGACTAAAATGACACACGACGAAATTATTTTCCTAATTGTAGCAGGATTTCAAGGCTTAAAACTTGCCATTCCTGTTGTGGCACTTGGGTTTATATCAATCAAACTAATGCAATGAGACATTCATTATTACCAAAGCTTGCTGAGTGCGCTTGCTATGAAAGCAAGCAAGGCGAGGCGGGGCCAGCAGCACAAAGGGGAACCAAGCTTGATGGTCGATTTCGTCAAGCTTTACAAACAGGAACCCTTGATGAGACAGAACTCGACAAGGACGAGATCAAGGGGTTGAAGTGGGCCTTAAAGCAAGTCAAAAATATTGCTGGCAAGAATCCCATCATTTCAGACGAGGCATTGCTCAAGGTTCAGACTCCCGGCATCGATCACATAGGAACTGAAGATGTTAGAGTTCCCGATATTCAAGCTTCCTGTGACCTAAAAACAGGAGCCTTGCGTTCCTACTACGAGCAAATGGCGGCTTATGCCTATGGCAACATGGAATCGCACTTTTGCGAGGAATGGACTTGTTACCTTGTGTTCTGCGATCAAAAGGAACTCGTTGAACACAAGTTCACGCTCGAGCAAGCCAAGCGCATCGTCCAAGGCGTTGTTTCCGCATACAACGATCCGAACAAGGAGCCAAGCCAATGCGCTTATTGTTCATGGTGCGCTAAGAGGGACACTTGTGTTGCTCTAATCAAACCAGTCAAAGAAGTGCAAGCCATAATGGAGGCAGACCAGAACCTTGCTGTGCTGCGTGAGGAGATAGCATCTGATCCAGCGCGTCTGGGTAGATTCCTTCAACTGAACAAGGTGTTTGAATCAGAACTAGTTAAGCCTCTCAAGGATACTGCCAAGGCACAGATGGAATCTGGTCAAGAACTGCTTGGCTGGAGACTGTCAGAGGTCAAGGGCAGCGAGTATTTTGACAAGGTTGCCATTGTGTCTGCTGCCATCGCTGGCAAGTGGGGCATTGATGACCTTGTTGAAGGCATGGGAGGGACAATGAAGGGAGAAGTATTCAGAGAATTATGCGATAAATACCGAACGCCTGTTCAAGAAAATCAAGCAAAACGCAAGGATGGATTCACGAAACTTATTGAGGACAAAAGGAAAACAAAATGAAGTTGCGAGTTAAATACAGAAAGAAGAATGGTAAACAATTAAGTTCCATGGAGCAAAAAGAAATATTGCATTGGCGAAGCCTTGCAGAGTTGCCTCCTGAAGAATGGGTAAGGCGAGTTGATGCATTGCCTGTAAAGGCAAGGCCACAGATCGCCAGAATGATATGGTGGGACTTCTGGAGCGAGCGCACAGTTGCAGAACGCTGGCCTCACTTTGATGCATACTTGCAATTCGATCACGACGAGGATCAAAACCCATTGCCAAGATCAACTGTTGCAAGCTGCCTCAAGACAGTTGGGTATCCAAAATATCGCATTAAACTTCGTCTTATATCCTCTTAAAAATATGAAAAAACAAGAATTGTGGGAAATCTATTGCAGGAAGAACCCATCATTTGAGAAAGATGGCAATGTCACCATGTCAGCAAAAGGACTGAAAAAGTTGTTCGATACTACATGGGATACAGCATATTATGATGGAGAACCAGAAGAAAACTTTGTTGAAAACTCTGCTCCAAATTTTCAACAACAATCAGCAAGTGTGGAGCTTTTAAAATCAATATTCAGAATGAAATAAATAAACAAATATGAGTGCAATAAATACATACAAAGAATTAACAGATACAATTGAATCGTTGGAACGCAGGGTTCAGAAACATGATGAGATACTTAAAAAGATAGAAAAGTTGGTAAAAGACTGCACAGGCAAAAGAATCTCTCAAGAGGTTTCTCAAGTCCTTCAAGAAACAATCAAGCAAGCATATAAATAAAATGACAAATATATTTTTAGAAGACCTCTTTGGATGGGGCAAAAAAACACAAATGCAAAGCACTTCAATTCAAGCATACAGCGAAATTATGTATGATGGAACTCTTCAAAGGCAAGAAAAGCAAATTGTTGATAGCATGAAAAGGGGAGTAAACTATTCCCTGCAAGAGTTGTCGCAAATTACAGGCATAGGGATCAATGCAATATCTGGCAGGTGTAATGGATTGAAGAAAAAAGGAGTATTGGAGTGTTGTGAAAAGCGCAAGTGCAGCATTACCAACAAAACAATCAAGCCATTGATACTCAAGTGAGCAAAAACATATTTCGCCAAAAGCGTTCAAGTAACTTTACTGTAGTTCCTAATGAGTTTCTACACTCATGTGAACTGTCATTTAAGGCCAAAGGGCTGCTGTCATACCTTTTGTCGCTGCCGTCAGATTGGGAGGTTCACATCTCGCATTTGGCAACTGCATCCAAGGATGGTCAGGATAGCGTTTCAAGCGGCATGGCAGAGCTTATAGAGGCAAAGTATGTGTGGAGGCGACCTCGCTGTGGCTCAGAGCCGGGCGGCTGGGAATACTTCATCTACGACTGCCAACAGGAAGAATCCCCATTCGGGGAATCTCCGACTCGGGAAATTCCCAATGCCGAAAATCCCGATTCGGGAAAAACGGCAACTACTAAGAACTATAAGAATGAACAAAGAACTAAAGAGAGTAAAGACACAAGGACAACAGAAGAGTTTGTTGAAGACCTGAAGCGAATCTACGACTACATTGACATTGATACGGAGCTAAAGCGAATTGATGCTTGGCTTTTAACCCGTCCAGATAGAAGGAAGACACGCCGATTCGTCACCAACTGGCTAAACAGAGTTGAGAAACCCATGGAAAAACAACAACATGTTCCCGGCAACATGCTTGGAGTTTACCAAGGGCCACATCGTTCTTGCCTTTAAACAGACAACTTAAAATATCTTTATATGAAACAGATTAATTTATTTGGGCAGGAGTTTAACCCAATCAAAGAAGATCAAAAGTATTCATCAAAAATACAAGCTCCAGTTTACGAGCCAAAAGGTAAAAAGCCTCATGTTTTTGAGCTATGCGACAAATCAAAATCACTTTCCTTGATTAGAGACATAGAAAGCTCATTACTTCCAGAAGAAGAAAAAAAGTTCCTGATAGATGCAGCAAGAAGGCACAATGTCTTTAATTATGAAAAGATTGCAGACTATTACGCACATTCATCGAAAGAAATGCAGGAATTGATGGAAAAATCAGCACTTGTTATTATTGATTTCAACAAGGCTATTGAATTTGGGTTCGTTAAGGTTTGTGAAGAAATAACAAACAGATACCTTGAAGAATATGAAATCTGACTTCTGTGTTTTTATATTAACGCATGGCAGGCCAGACAATGTTTATACATCCAAAATGTTGCTGAAACGAGGATATACTGGAAAAATATTTTATGTTCTTGATGATGAAGATAAGTCTGTAGATCAATACAAGCAACGATTTGGAGAAGAAAATATATTTGTGTTCAACAAAAAAGAAATGGCAGACAGTATTGATGAGGGCAACAATTTCGACAACAGAAGCGCAGCAGTTCATGCAAGAAATGCAACATACAAAATTGCTGAAAAGATTGGATTTGAATTTTTTATACTACTTGAAGATGATTATGTTGAAATCGAATACAAACTAACGAATGTAAAGGCAGGGCAGTATCCCAAAAGTCTTGATTTTGTTTTTTCTACAGTTATGAATTATTATAAATCCATTGATGCTGCAAGCGTTGCATTGGCCCAAAATGGAGACTTCATAGGTGGAATAGATAATGGTGTGCAGGCATACAGGTTCAGTAAGCGTAAGTGTATGAACACCTTCTTTTGTTCAACCAAAAGACCTATTCAATTTATTGGTCAGTTTAATGATGATGTAAATACATACACAACACTTGGAAACAGAGGAAAATTGTTTCTAACGATCCCAGTAGTTTCAATCAGACAAGTTTCTACTCAAAAAACAAAGGGAGGAATGACAGAATTGTATCTCCAATATGGAACTTATTGTAAATCATTCACAAGCGTAATGATGCACCCAAGTGGTGTATGTGTGAAAATGTTGAATTCAACCAACAAGAGAATCCACCATTCCATCAATTGGAAAGCGACAACCCCAATGATAATTAGTGATATATACAAAAAATAAATAAATGAAAATACCAATAGCAAACACAGCAGAGAGAGCAGCCATATCGCTTCTTGTATCTGACCAGAATGTTTATTCACAACTCCATTGGGATGCCTCGTATTTCTTCCAAAATGGCACAAGAATGGTTTTTGAGGCCATAGAGGCAGTCCATAGCAGAACAGGGGTCATAAGCGCAGTAGCAGTCATTTCAGAGCTTGAGACTACTGGAAAGCTATCAAAGGTGGGGGGGCAGAATGAAGTCATGGATATGATTGGAACCATCTTTATTGCGCCCGGCCCAGTTTCCGTGGATGTGGCTGATGAATATCGCCAGCAACTCATAAAGGCCAAAAACTACAGGGATGCCATATCAGTCATTGAGGAATCAAATCAAGACATTCGGGAAATGCGAATGGACTTGGGTGAGCTTTCAGAGAAGATCGCTGGATGTGTCATCAACGATTCTGCAACCAAAACCATGGTTCAGCACATCACAGAACTTGTCGATGACCTTGAGAACAAAAACAAGCTGGATGTATTCAAATCTGGACTCTACGACCTCGACATGAATTTTGCTGGTGGATTCCATCGTGGCGAAATGGTTGTGGTTGGGGCGCAGACTTCAGGTGGTAAGTCAATCCTTCTCTACCAAATCGCACTTGAGGCATTGATTGCTGGAAAGTCTGTGGCAATCTTCTCGCTTGAAATGCCAAGCAAGGCGATCATTAGGCGCATGGCTGCGAACATGGTTGGAAAGAAGATCGTCAATGCTGGAGATTTTGGAGATGGCACAGCATATGTGGCATCATTCAAGGAAATCGCATCTGCATTGCAAACCATCGTGAAGCTGCCTCTCACGCTGCGCGATGATCTTTCAGAAGTGGGAGCGATTGACGCCGAGGCGCAGCGGCTTGCGGCACTGAACAAAGCAGATGTAATTGTTGTGGACTACCTGCAAATTGTATCCATGCCAAAAGCAGACAATCGTGAGCAGGCGATTTCAGAATTGACACGGAGGCTAAAACTGTCTGCACTCAAGACACAATCCCTTGTTCTCACAGCAAGCCAACTCAATGATGATGGCAAGCTGCGCGAGTCGCGGGCAATCGGCCACCATGCAGACCATGTGCTGAACATCATCCATGACAAAACAGGGTCATCAATATTCGTTGAGAAGAACAGGCGCGGGCAACGCGGGATTTCATTTCCAGTTGTGATGCGCGGGGAAATTTCAAGGTTTGAAGAAGGCGAAAAGCAAGAGAAAAAGAAAAAATGAGCGACACACTAGAAACAGATGCTGTTTGGAAAGGAAACGACATTGTTAAGCAAGTAATGACAAGCCGCCGCTTGGAGCGCGAGCGCGACGACTTGCGTGAACGCTACGAATCCACGTTAAAAGAACGCGACAGTTGGAGGATGCGGGCTGAAGAAAAGTGGGCGATGCGTCGAGAATTGGAAGAGTTGCTTGATGTAAATCAAGCGGCAGCATCTGACGAACAATTCAAGAAAGGATTGAATAGCCTAAAAGAAATCATCCGCGAGCGGGACGAGGCGAGGCATGAAATTGAAGGCTGGCGCAACAAATGGAATTGGGCCATTGAGATGGCTGCACGGGCAGAGATGGAACGCGACGATGCGCTTGCCATGTGTGAGCTTTTGCGAGAGGACATCAGGGAACTGCTTTATGAGCCTCCCCTCAAAATCAAGCTGAGAAAACAACGCGCATGAGTAGCACAGACGCAGCCTTTATCGAAGCATCAAATTGCTTTGACTTTGCCAACCACATCTGGCTTTCCAGACAGAAGGAACGCTACGAGGATGCGAAGCGGGCATTCGACTTGGGCATGAAAATCTACAACGAACATTTCGCAGAAAAAAATACTTGCGAGGATAAGGAATTTGAGTTCTGATCTCTCGCGTAGCAACGCTACCAACCAATAAATACTATGGATAAACAATACATCAGCAAAGCAGGCAAATATGTCTGCAAGGTCGTTGAACCTAGCAAGGGATGGCTAGATCAACCAGAAGGGAAAGCCCCATTCATTCGCATTCCTTGCATCGTTGACATGCCAGAAAGCGATCAGCATGGGCGCGAGGCAGTCTGGTATGGATACCTGACAGAGAAAAGCCGAAAGCGCACAGAGGAAACCTTGCACAAGGTTTTTGGCTGGGATGGCAACTGGGACGATGAAGCAGGACTTGATTCCTTCGCAGGCAAGAAGGTTCGATTGCAATGCGACGAATCAGAATGGCAGGGCAAGTCTCAAATCAAGGCCAGATGGCTAAATCCACTGTCCACAAAGAGCGAGAAGAACAAGGCTGAATATAGCTCAAAGCGCAAAGCAGTCCTTGAGCAGCTTAAAAAAGATTACCCACACATGAAATTTGCGGAACCATATTCCAAAACAAAAGATGACAACGGCGAGGACATTCCGTTCTGATCTTTGAGAGAAACAGGGATTGTGGCGGACAGTTATGGTCTGGTTATCATGTTGCCCTGATTCGTAACCACATAAAACGGATCACTCTCAACTTATAAATAAATATATGAAAACAACAGCAATCATTGCAACCTCGCTTGTGATCATGGGATATGCAACCATGTGTGCATCATGGGAGCGTTTTATCAAAAAACCAAACTTTGCATTGTGTCCATTGTGTGGGCAAGAAGTTAAAAACATTCCAATAGAAAACAAATAATGGATCAGCCTTTTATGATGTGGTCTGGTCGGCGTGTTGAGTGGCAAATGCTACACCCAGAGTTCAAGTCTATATTTGGGTTTATAGTCCATGGAGCAGATGTTTGCAGAATGCTGGACATCCACCCAATGTTTCCTGTTTCTGGTGAAATAGAACAGGTTAGGAACGAAATAGAATCCAGAGAAAGCGCACTGTTCTAATGGAATCATTAACAAGGGAAGAAGAACAAAAAAGGATTAATGATTTATACGCTTATGGAAAGATCACAAAAGAAGATTGGAGCGCAAAATTTGACGAACTATCATCATCAAGATGGACAGCAAAAGGAAAAGTAATCGAATCAAAAAAGAATTAAAGGAATATCCTGTATGGTCTTGTTTACCATGTGGACTCAAACATGGTTCCAAACAAAAAGAAGTATCATGCTGGCATTATGGAAAATGTGATGTCTGTGGTAAAAATGCAGAAGTTACACAACCAAGGGATTTCGGGCATTTCGTAAACTGGTTTAAATAATGAACTTCACTCATTCCATTCTCCAGCAGATGGGATACAAAATTGACTCTGATGGAAACTATTCAAGAACTGAAACTAACTCTCCACGGGTATCTGACTCCAAGCCTAAACAGGCTATTAGGGAAGCACTTCAGAATCCTAATGAAAGAAAAAAAAATAGCAAGAAACGCTCTTTTGTTAGCATTACGAGATATAGTTGTAGACCCCTTGATACCGACAACTACGCAGGTGGTTGTAAGCCAATTATTGACCAATTACGATACGCTAAAATTATCAGAGACGATGACCCAGAAAGCGTCCAGATTGAGTTCATCCAAGTCAAAGTCTCGCAAAAAAACCAAGAACGCACAGAAATAAGCATCAAGGAGTTGTAAAAAATAAAACCTACTATCTCGCCTAATTCACAAAAATTCCCTGATAGTAGGTCGTTTTTTTTGATAAATACATCAATCTTACTTGCTTATATTATCATATTTGATAAATTAAGCAAGAAGGTCGAGATGCCCGACGAAGAGTATGCCTCGCAAGATTGGGGAGAGGATTAGAGCAGGCTGAACGCCTCTGCCACTGTATCGTTAAACGAGAATGGTGCGGCTCCCCAATCTTCTTTCGGCGCTGGTGACTGCACATACTCCGCGAGGATCGTGTTCGTCCACGCTTTCACGGCGTTCAGTTTCTCGCTGACTTTGCCTGCCGCTTGGAGTTGCGCGGCGAGGTCGAGGAGTGTGACCAACTGGGTCGGGCCATAACCTTCTTTCTCCAGCCAAGCATTCGCTGTGTATGTAGGAGCGGGTGGAATGATCCAATATCCCGGCCCCCATGTGGCATTCTCCGATGGTTTAGCGGGAGTCAGCGCATACTCGTCCAGCTTGGGGTTGCTCGTCTCCGTCCAAAGATCAATCGTCTCTTGGGCGATGTCCTTCCGTTCAAAGTTTGTTTTGTTGTAATAGTTAGGCATAGACTCTTGGGTGGGTTGCTACTGTTGCGGTGTTGTTGTTGGTGATGGTCAAACCGCCCTTGGCGTCGATGAGGTCGCGGACGAGCGGGGCGTAGAAGACGAGGTTCTGCGGGCGCACCTTGTCGCAGGTCATTCCTTTGGCGAGGGAGGCAATTTCTTCGGCGGTGAGGGCTGCTGACCAAATTCCGACTTCACACATTCTTCCATTGATCGGGTTATTGCTCGTTGAATTAGAATATCCAGAGCCAATAGATAACGTATCTATGTCTGTTACATTTACTGTTGTTGTGTTTGCTCCTCCCGAGACTGCATTTACATAGGAAGTTCTGCTGTTGTTTGCTGAAAAAACGCTTGCGCCATGATACCAAGCATTAGAACTTGGTATTGAACGGTTTGATTGTCCGCTTGTTCCAGATTGGTAACTATTTGTCCATAAATTTCCAATATTATGATACATTGTATGCCACTTGTCTCCAGCTCCAAATCCCAAATGCATCAATCCACCCAAATTTTGCACATTTGTAAGATTAAACCAACACGCCATCGTTAATGGAACGGATGTTATCGGCGCTGTTGTGCTTAAATATTGACCGCTTGCGGATGCAAAATTTAAGGCCATATCAAGCCGCGCTCCTTACTTCGACGGCGATCAACTCGGCATCGCCAGTCATGGTGTCGCTTCCGTTGTTGGCATCGCGGTTGATCTTGAGGCGGAATCCGTCTCCAGCAGTCACAGAGTCGATGGTGGTCAGCGTGATTTCCGAGTAGTTTGGCACTCCGCTAGTTCCGTTTGTGGTAGTGGTCACGCTGGCGGCGGTATCGAAGGAGTCCGAATCAATATCGGTGGTCATGCGCTCCAGCGAGGCGTCCCACACGCAGGCTCCAGAGGTGGCGGTGGCGGCAGTCCAGATGATTCGAATCTTGAGTCCGCTTCCCAACACGGCGGCTTCGGGGATGATGCCGAGGAAGATTGCGCTTTCGTCAGTAGCATCGTCAAAGTCGAGGATTGCGATGCTGTTACGGGTATCCAGCGTGGCGAAGTTGGTGGCTGGGGGTTGGTTGTCTTGCGCGTTGAAGACTGCGTAGGTCTTTGTTCCTCCACCGCCTCCCACTGCTGCCTCTGTGCCAGTAGAGTCTTTAATGTAGGCTTTATTATCACTCTTGATGTAGAGGGCTGCGTCTCCACTGTTCGGGGTAATCCCGGTGCTGTGCGTGAAGATCGCGGCGTTTGCGAAATGTCGGTCTGGTGAAGGCATGATTTACTAATAATCACATCGAGACTTAAAATGCAAGGGGTTTTATTTGTGACAATAAAAGGCGCGCGGCAGGGACGGATCGCGTTTCCTTTTCAGTAGCCGTTTCCCGTCACGCCGCAAGGTCGGATAGGGGAGTTAGCGGATTACATACTGCCTGCCGCAAATTAGGTGCGGTGGAGTTCAGGTCGCTCGGTTTCTTGATGCGCTTCCCCGAATCTATTTCAGTCAGGTAAGAGATTATAGTCGCCCATACGGACGCTTCATCCCGCCAAAAGATACGCCTTAGTGGCGAACCGCCCTCAATGCTCCACCGCAAATCTTTTCCACGCCGCCGATCAAAATACAAGCTGGACTAGGGTAAGCCTTTGTCGTTTCCATGGAACTTACAGGACGAGGCATGGAGCCTCTTTTCCCCTAGTCTAGCTAAATTTGTTTCAAAGATCAATCTTCTTCCTGATCACGCTCGCGTTTTTGTTTCTTTTTCTTGCGATGCTCTGACCAGTCAATCTCATCGTAATTGTCTTGCCAAGCCTTTTCCCATGTTTTTGTGCGAGGCTTGTCACCTTTTCCGTTACGATTCCAGTCACTATCCTTCATTTTCATTTGCGAGTAGTCAATTCGTGTCGTTTCAATAAAAATGCTTTTCTCAAGCCAGAATTAACTGATCCAGTTTCGCCAGAGGCATAAGAGGGGGCTTTGCTCCCCGCGTGTTGCCTTGCGCCTGCTATCCTGTCTGATTGTGTTTGCGAGGAACTATTCCGCTTTAGGTTGTTCTTCGGCTTCATTTCCTTCAGACTTTTCCTTGATCTCAATCTTCTCCAGCAAGCGCAAGGCAACCATTCCTTCAAAATTAAAGCGGCGTAGTCGCCCAATAAAATCAAGGAATACATCTTCCTTCTTCACTGAAGAAAGGTCGATTTGCGAAATTACATGATCCAATGCCTTGGAATGGTCTTCGCTGATTTGTTCTGGCTGTGTGTTTGTTTCGTTGGTTTCTGACATACTATTTCTTTCTTTTAATGATATTTATTTTTGACTTCTTCGGCTTCATCATCGAAACGCGAATATTTGTTTTCTTCGGCTTTGTGACTGCTGAAGTTGTAATGGTTGGTGTCTCGTATTTGAGGCTTGCCGACGATTGTTTTTTCATACTCTTTCCCTTCTTTCAAGCATGGCATTTGCAATTTGAAAAGAAAAATCTGCTATTTCTTTAGGGGGTGCAGTCTCTCCAAATTCCTCTGGGTTCGACAAGATTCCCTCCATTGCCTTGGCTGCAAAATAATCCCTGATGCTCATTCCAGTATTTGGGCGCACTTTTGGATTAGACGCATCGCCAGCATATGCCTGCACAGGAAACGCAGGATGGTTATTGTTTAATATTGATTTAGAAACCATATCTATCTACCCTCAATTTATAATAAATTTCGTTTAATCTAACCCGCTCCTGTGTTTTTGTCCAGAATTTGTCACAGGCAATGTTGACCATCCTGCAAGTTTCATAGAACCAAGGGTCATAGTCCTTGCCGTCATATCCAGACCGCTTGTGGTCGTTTGCGGAATCTTTTACAATAGTCTTTTTGTCCATAGTTGCTCTGCTTCTGAAAGTGAAATTGTTGGTTTCCCGATTCTTTGATTGACATTGTTGTGCAAGTCAACTCCCCATTTCCATAGATCATAATAATTGGGTGGAAATTGATTGCAATAATCTTCAAAATGTTGTTGGCAAGGGCAACCATTCCAAGGAATCGATTCAACCCAATTGTCAAACCAGTTCTTTATGAATTCATGGTCTTTGCAGTTTTTATTCCTCAAGGAAAATAAGTGAAGCTCTGTCCATAGCCTTGGCCCATCACGAAGTATGACAGACTGCGATAGCTGTTGGCTTCGCTCAACCTCGTCGCCTGCTCGCTGCACCCAAGCGTTGTGTTCATCCCAATCGATGCCCATGGCCTCGCAGACGATGCGCTCAACTTGTGTGGCAACCATGTGTTGTTTGTGATAGGGGGCGCTTGGATGATCGCCGGGTTCCTCCAATTCTGGATGCTCAACATCAAACTTGGTTACGCTCTCTTCTGATACCCCATCCTTTAAGCAGAGGAAACTTTCCACCAGTTCATGCAATGCCACAAGGAATGCGTTATCATCTTTCATCCCATAATCAACAACAGGCATTATCACATGATCTCCCACTTTCTCCCAATCGCCTGTAGTGACATACCGCATAAGCGATGGGTCGACAGACTTTGCCTCAAATTTCATTTCTTTGGTTTGCTGTCTGTATCGTCTGGATCGAATGGCTTACATATCGTCCCACCATAGCGCCGCTGCAATTGCCAATCCACCTCCAAAAAAAGTAGAAACAACAAGAATAAGATAAACCCAAGAATCATGTGTCATGCGAAATAGTTCAGCCCAAGCCGATCCATTTTTTCAATTGCCTCTATTGCCTTGTCAGTGGCTGCTGTTGGCATTTCCAGATAATATCCAGAAACACCATCACAATGCTTGATGGCAACCTCAATGGCATCCTCTACCGATTCATCACTCAAACCGATTACTGCGCCAATCTCAGGCAATCCATCGCCCATTGGGGAGATGTATTCGCGCCCATTGATCTTCATTGAATTCCGCAGTTTCACCCATTGGCGAATCGCAGGGTCAATGTCTACTGGTTGCCAGTTGCCAGATGCCCATGAAGAGTGAATCAAAACTTCTGCGCCATATTTTGCCTTTGGTTCTGGATCAACAACGATGCCATTTGCTCCATACCAGACAATCTCTGCAAAGTTGCTGTAGAGTTCCTGCCAAAGTTCGTTGGGCGGCGATGGGCTGCGCATGCATCCATCGATCATGTAGGGGCGATGGTCTTTGCCAATACGAACCTCAGTGGACATCCAACCACGATAGTTGTATGCCTTGAAAACATTCTTCATCCTATCATTGAAGCGGCGAATAGGCTCTGGAATCTCCTCATATTTCGTGAAAATACCAACATACGCCAAATCCTTGATCTCAAGCCCTGACATAAGCTGCGATGGGTATTCCCCATCAATCACAAATCCATCAGTCCCACCTTCAAACATATTAGGCTCTTCAATCTGCTCTTCGACTGTGAACTCAATAATGTGCTTTAGGGGGCCAATCTTGTATTCAATCTCGTCCAGCTTTGGTTCCACCATCTGGTAGTTCTTGCTGTGGAATGTTTCAAATGTCCCACGCCACTTGTTGATCTTGACATAGACATTCTTCTTTTGCTTGAGATATGAACGAAGGTTATCAAGACCTTTGATATGCTCGTATTTGCCAACAGGAAGGTCGAGTAGCTTCAGGATGTCCTTCATGCCCTCACGATCAAGCTCTAGACACTCTCCAAGCCGTGATCCCCAGACCACCTTGCCTTGGTCAACCAAGTATTGTTGAAGAGGGCCATGGTTAATGTCAGGGAAGACAAACAAATCAATCTCTTCAAAATGTGGGCCAAATATGGAATCCACAACCTCAATTTCATCGTAGCCATACCCAATCATGCTGGTCATCTTGGGGAATGCAGTCTCCCAAGGCGTGTAGGAATAGACCTTCTTGAATGTCTGCGCCAAGCGAAGTGCCTGCGAGATAAACAGCCCATGGTCGATGAACAGTGCCGTCACTTCTGACGGGTCTTTAAGACTGGATTTATCCATTACTTGCTATGCTTTCGGGCGCGAGTGCGGGCGGCTTTCTCTGCGCGAGCTTTGCGCTGAACACTGTATGCGATCGCAACCGCCTGAGCAGGTTTTTTTCCTGAACGGATTTCTGCTGCTACATTGCGTTTGAAACAATTCTGTGAAGCACATTTACGGATAGGCATATTATTTCTTTCTATTTTTTTTTAGGTTGCTTGTATGTAAAATTTTGTTCGATTGCAATGACTTTAATTGATCTGCCTTCTTCGCAATACCATAAGCCTCTTTGCGACTCACGATGCGACCAGATGATGTCTTGAACCCATACTCTGGAGTCTCCCTGTCTTTTTTGTTTTTGGGTGCATTCGGGTATGCTTTCTGGTGATCTTCTCCTTCGCTTACCTTCTTTGTCTTTGGGTCAGTATATGTCGCAGAAACAATCCTTTCTTCATCCTTTGCTTTTGGGCTGGAATAAATGCGGCCAACTGTGACAATGCTTGCCATTATTCTTCCTCAAACGAAATGCCTGCAGGCTCTTCTTCGGGAGTTGGTTCTTCTGTTCTCAAACCAAAATCAGATGCTTTAAGGTTCTTGATTCCATATGTGGCAAATGCCCTCTGAATTGCAGGGAAGTTTTCTTCATTCACCTTGAGCAGCAATGTTCTGGCAAGCTCGGGATCAGTCATTGAGTCAATCATCATATTCTTGAATATCTCAATAACCTCTCTGTTATATTGTTTTTGAACCTTCTTAACAAGGTCAGTTGATTTCCAAGCAATATATCCCTTGATTCCAGCAAGACCAATTCCAGCAAGCTCAAGAATAGTGTCCTTGATGTCTTGGGCCTTGTCTTCTGGTCTTTCAAATCCAGAAACCTTTAGCTTGGAGCGACGAGACATCATATCAAGTTGCTGGCGAACCTTGTCCATCGCCTCAAGTTCTGGAGAATCCTTTCCAAAAACCATCTCAAGAGAATTCCTTGTAGGAGAACCTTTTTGCATGATGTCATTCATGCTTTTTAGGTCTACTTGGAAGTCAGCAAGATTCGCTTGATGGGCAGCAATTCCTTTTCCAACGCTTTCTTTTGAGGTTGTCCTTGCTTGACTATTCAGCCATCCCCTAAATGCATTTTTAAGACCTTCTGCTGCTTTCCCTGTTTGGTCTTTGGAAACTTGATCCAATAAGTTTTGCACCTGCTGTTCTGCATTTACCTTGTTGGACATGATTTTATTCACAACCTCGTATGGGTTGCCTCCAACAAATCTTGCCGCAGGATTAGAATTTGGATTGGTTGCAAGCTTTATTTCATTATCAAGACGAGCAACTTGTTCTTTGTATTTTTTATCAATTTCTTTAGCAGCAGCGTTAGCTTGAGCCTCAACAGTTGAAGCATTCTGACCTTCAGCAATCTTCTGCTTTTTAAATTGATTTAGTGCTTTCTTTGCTTCATCAACTTGAACTTCAAGATTTTTAAATTCGTTCTGAATTGAAGCAATCCTCCCACGAGCTTCTGGAAATATCTCAAGAATCCTATTTCCTTTTGTCTGCAACCAATTGTCTATTGATTTGGATGTTTTTGTTCCCTTAACCTCTCCAGCCATTTTTGTTAAAACCCAGTCAGATATGTCACGAACAGCAGTAGCACTATCTTCATCCATTTTAGCTGCCTCGTCTTGAGTAATGTTTGGAATGTCTTTCTTACCAATTGTGGCGCTGCGAAGCCTTTGAATTTCTTCTGGAGATGCCTGTGCTTCGCTTCTACCAATAAATTCATCAATTGTTTTTGAAACCAATGCCTTCGGTTTGAATGCTTCTCCAGATGCGCCCTCTTTAAATCTTTGAGCGTATTCGTAATATGCTCTGTTAGCTGTTTTAAGATTTTCGCTTACTCCTTCAAGAGACTCAATGTCTTTATTAAGTGCTTCTTTAAATTTAATCAAAGCAGGAACTTCTGCTTGCCTTGCTGCACTTGACTGTGCTGCACGAATTTCAGCATTAATAGCACGAATGTCTGCCCGAAGTTGCCCAAGATTCCTTAATTTAAGTTTTCCTTTTGCATCCTGAATGTCTCCAAGAATCTTCTGAACCTCTGTTGGCAACCTTCTTTCTTCTCCAAATTCTTTTACAAGCGCATTTTTTGCTTCTGCTGTATTCTTTTGATAAAATTTAGGAACTTCTTTTTCAGCGGCATCATAAAGTTGGTTGATGTAAACTTTTTCCCTATTCTTTTGTCTTTCAAGAACACCAAACACTCTTTCACTCAACAAATCTTTGGCAGTGGACTCCTTCAAGGATGAAAGGTCTGTAAACAAATTTTGATAGTCACCCTTAATCTGCTCAAAGGCATCTTGTGCAGAAAGAACTCCTTGATCTGCTTTTGCGCGAATGTCTGCTGCCTTTGCTGCGGCTTGCTCAATCAATTGTGCAGCCTCTGCGTCACCTTGAGCGATAGCTGACTGTTTGTTCTTTTCTGTCTGCTCAACAATGTTATCAATTACAGACTTGAAGTATTGTTGGGTTTCCTCTGGGCCAGCACCAACTGGCGCAAGTCCTTCTCCAAGCTTTCTGGACATTCCAGCAATGTTTTCAAGTTTTCTGCTGGCAAGAACATTGGATTCGCGTTCCAGCATGTCTTGCATGGCAAGAAGGCCGGGGTCACCAGTAATGTCACCAGTCATCATTTTAACCTGTGCATCGCTTACCTCTTTTGAGCGAGCCAAATCTTCCAATGCTTGGTTCTTGTCATTAACCATCCTCTGGTATGCTGCAGAGGCAAGTTCTTCTGCTTGCCTTGTTTTTTGAGCAGTAGTTGGTGGCAACAACCTCAATGCACCTCTTCCAAGTCCCATTGCAGTTGGAACAGCTACACCTGCAGCAAGACCCCCAAGAAGCTGCCCGCCAGCACCAACATCGCTTTGCCTCAATGCTTCCATTGTTCCACCAGCAGCGGCTCCAGCAAGCGCCTGCTCAACTGGTCTTTCGCTCATCAATTTTGTAAACTTTCTTACTCCCTCTGCGCTGATTCTTTCACTCATCGGAAGAATCGTTTCTGGCTTGATTGCTTTGCTTATAGTTCCAAGTGCGGTTGCTCCACCACCCATTTGCGATGTGCCTGTAGTAACTGCTTCAACAATCTTCTCGCCAGAAGACCTTGGCTCTGGAACACCAATTTTATCCAATAAATGAGTAACAGCATCTTTTGTATTGGAGTAGTTTGTTCCAAAATTGGAATTAACAAGGTCAATTGTTAGGTCTGCAAGTTGTCCAACAGCAACTCCTCCAGCAGCACCAACAGCCATTCCAGCAGGGCCAAATGGAATTCCCAATGCCGCTCCAGCGAGTGCCTGTGCTGCAGTTGGAGAAACACCACGAACAACAGCGCCAGCTACTCCCTTTCCTGTCATCGAAGGCTCTTCTTCAGATTGGTCTTCTGGAACAAAACCAACCTTTTTATCTTCCTCCTCATCTGCAACAAAAGAAACAGCCATATGTTTATTTTAACTTGTATCCTTCTGCTATAGCCTGATCCACTTGGGAGTTTGGTATTCTTCCAGATTTTCCATCTGGAGAAACAACAGAAACCATTTCATCTGATTTATTTTTTGTTTTCTTTTCTTGTGGAGTATATTTAATTTCTGGAGGCGTATAACCGGGATTATTTTCTTGTAGCTTATTTACAGAATCATTGTAAATATCAAGCCTTTTGCGGTATATATTTCTTAAAACAGGAAGAAGGTCTTCAGCCTTCAAATTATCTGGATCAATCGGCCCTTCTGTTGCTCTAAAAAGACCCATTTCTTTATCTGAAGTATTTCCAACGGCTGCTCCAGTAGGAGATGCTCTTCTCATTGCTGTAATAGCATTTATAGCAATATCGCTTCCAACTGTTTCTAGTCGTGATCTAACTCTGCTTGCAACTGTATCAATCATTGGAGTAGCGGCAACTAATACGCTCATTTTTCCAACAGACCACGGATTTTTTTCAATCATCGAAATCACTTCGTTTAGCTCACGAAGCGATGTGGCTGCAGTTTCAACATGGTCAGCAAGAACCTTATTTTCGTCTTTTACTTTTTGCTGACGAATTTCCATTTGCTGTTGAGACTCAGCTTTTTTTCTTTCTGCTTCTTCTTTTTTAAGAGCAAGCTCTTCTTCTTGCCTAGCTTCTGCCCTTTCTTCCCTCTTTTGTTTTTTAACATCAGCAGTTGTTTCTTCTGCCACCAAATACGCACCATCAGTCCTTGGATTTGTTTTTACAACAACTTTCCAAAATGGAGATGTCGCATCAATTTGCGATGCAATTTGTTCTGCTTGTGAGATGTCTGCAAATTCTTGAGTTGGAACATTGCGGGGGGCCGCAGGGTCTGCAGGTTGTGCTGGGACAAGTCCACCCAATGGAGATGGCTGTGGTTTTGCCAATGGCTCTGGAACTGCAATTTCACCTAATGGTGCAGCTTGAATGGGGGGCTGTGTAACAACAGAAGGTTCACCACGAACAACAGCAGCAACCTCTGGTTGATCTGAAACAAAATCTTGCTTTGTTGGAAGAGCAACTTCAACAGTTTCTATTGGAGGTGGCGCTGTTTCTTTTTTTTTCTTTGGGGTTACATCTGGAACCCGATCAGCAAATCCAGAATAAGCATCATCGAATGCTTTTAGCTTTTCTGGAAAATCAATTTTTTGACTATTTTCAGCAATGAATGCAGCCCTTTGTCTTTCAAAAAACTCTTTGTTCTCTGATTGTTTTTTAGCCCCGTAAATTTCAAGTGCGCGTTGATGCTCCCGCTCTTCTTTTTCTAGTGCCTTTTCCTCTGCATACTTCGCAGAAATTCCACCAAACAACCCCTCAGAAATGCTTTGAAGTGCATTTGCCATTCCTTGTCCAACGAGTTCTGGTCTGGCAGACGGGACTTCAATCGCACCCAATGGCTGGAATTGCAATTCTCCACCACGAGTAACATCAATCGCAGTTAGAGGAGCCAACCCAGACAGATTGGCAAATTGAGGGGTGAATGAATATTCAGCCATTACGCGCCTCCAAATTGAATGCCAGAATAAGATGGAAGCGTGAATAGATTTGCGCGCCTTGCTCCTTGTGGAGTTGTGGTTGATGGAAGCGCAGTCATGGGAGACCTCGACGGCAACATCGCTCCTGCAACTGCAGCGCCAAGGTTTGCCAAAGACTCTTCACGCGCACGATTAATATCAAACCCTCCACCAGTAGCCTGTTGACCAGCGAATGTCTGGGCTCGCCTTGCAGCAGCAAGTGCATTCGCATCACGAATAGCTTGCATAGAGCCAAATTGAGAGAGTTGTCTTTGTGCAGCCTCTTCGCCCATTTGCTGGGATTGTTCTCCAGCGATTACCTGTTGTTGAATGAGTGCTTGGCGTTGAGCTTCAGCAGCAGCTTTAGCTTGTTCAGCTTGCTGCTTTTGCATATCCTTCATAAGCTCAATCATGGGATCGCGCGCAGTCTTGCCTCTGCCGCCTTTTGCGCCACCTCCTCCGCCACCCCAATATCCTTTTTCCCAAACTGCCTTGCCTCCAGTCAACCCAAGCGGGTCAACAGTTTTTCTTAAAAAACTTTGATTGCCTCCCATAATTATGCTCCTCCAAATGCTAGTCCTGCAGTTGACGGAAGTTTGAATTGATTAGCTGCCTGTTGAGTTCCCCCTGCTCCTTGGTTCGCTACCTGTTGTGCCATACTGCCAATGACAGGCATTCCTGTTGCTTGTTGTGGCGTTGGCGTTTTTGTTTGTTGTGCGCCATATCCACTCGTCATTGTAGGTTGTGTTGATTGAGCCTGTTGCTGTTGTGCTTGTGGTTGTTGTGCCTGTGAAGGAACTGAAATTGGAGTTTGCTGTGCTGTGCGCTGTGCAACCTTAAATTCTTCAGACTGTGGAGCTTCAATAATAGCCTGTTGTTCTCGAAGCCTTGCAAGCTCAGCAGACCTTTTTTGTGCTTGCTGCTGGCGTGCTTGCTGTTTTCTTGCCATTTCCAATGTGTTTTGTCTAGTTCTACCACCCATAATATTAGATAATTTGATTTTTTATATTTAGTTTTTTTCTTGCTTCAAGGCATAATTCACTATTGGGTGCAAAATATCTACAAGAATCTGGTCTGTCAAAATAAATTGAGCATGACACGCAGCTTCCTACGATGCCCTGAAGTGCCACACATCTATTGTTTTCTGTTTTCATTAGTGGATAGTCTGTTCTTTGCATTTCAATAGGTATTCTTGTTGCATCTGATCTGTCTTTTTTAAGAACGGGCCAAGACCACTTGTAAGCACAGCAAGCACCACATGAAATGCAATCTTCACTTGTTACTTCTTCCATTCTACAGGACGAAACCCAAGGTCAGGAATAACAATATCTTCGTATGGAACCATGTCGCTTATGTTGGTTATTGTGGCATTAAGTTTAGGACAATTCACATGGCGACCAAGATGCCGATTAACACAATTAAAACAAGTTGGGTAAAAGTCTGCATTCAGTGACTTATCTGGATTGTTTATCCACTTTCCATTAACCTTGATATATCTTGTTGGGTCTGGCTGAATCTTGTTTTCTTCTAAATACTCAAATATGTCATCATCGCTCCAATCACGCATTGGATACAAGGATACTGGCGCGCCATCGACAATTCTGATGTCTTGAGCAAGTGGAACATGACCTTTGATTAGGTCTGTGTCTTCGTATTTTGTTCCAATATACACCGCTCCCCAATGCCAATTAAAAGTTCCTGTAGGGCGCTGTAGGAAGTCTGTAACGCCACACAGATACTTTTCTCCATCTTTTGGAGCTTCTGTTCCAAGTGACAATACAATGCAATTTTTGCCCCATTGAAAATAGTGGAGCATATCAAAGCGAACCTCCCCAGTATTGACATCAGGCCCATCTGCCAATGCCACCTTCATGGGGGGATACTCATATACCTCCAAATCCCACTCCTTGATTAGTCGATCAGAATACGCATATCGCTCACGAAATTTAGGTTGGCGAAACTGAATGACAGGAAGATCAATTTCTGCTCCATATCGAATCAAATGAAGCAGTGCTGTTGAATCTTTTCCTCCACTCCAAAAAACAACTGCTCTAGGCCACCTTTTATTCCACTCTTTTATTCTATTTATTGTTTTATTTATTATGTCGTTTTTCATTAAATCATAACACCAATAGCTGTGCCAGTAATCGCTCCTCCTGCTCCGATCATTGATCCAGTTAGTGCGTTTTGTGAAGCTGCATTCTGAACGGCAGCATTATACATAGCCTCTTCATATGCCCTCTTGTTTTGTGCAGCAACATCATTTGCTTTAGCCAAGTCGCCAAGATTCTGATTGATCCAGTCAGATGTGGATTGTTGCAGTTGCTGCCCTCCAGCAAGAACATTTTGCTGGAATTGTTGCATTGCTTGTAGATTTACAGCTTTAGCAGCCATTTCAGCTTGTATTGCAGTGGCAGGGTCAAGCCCACCAACTGGCGCTGGAGTTTGCGCCAAATATCCCTGTTGAAGTGCAAGATTGCGAAGCCTTGCCTGTCTTCCAGCTTCAGTCGATGCGTCATACATTGCAGATCGCCCAATAACACTTCCACCAAGTCCAGTATATCCAGATGTGATCCCCTGCTTTTTAGCCCATTCATCCATGGTGCGCTGCGTGGCCTCCATGCTTGTCAACTCTGCAACGCGACTTCCCATTTCATGCCGCATTCTTGCGGCCTCTGGGTCTGTTAGCCTCTCAATTTCCCTTGAGCGAATTGTGTTCTCTACACCAAGTTCAGCAGCTTCTTTTGAAACCCTGCCAGTGTCGAATGTTTGCATTGCTGGAGGCAATTGCGATGACATCCTAAGAAGGTTGCCTTGATTCTGTAAGTATGTTTGACCAGCACCCTGCTTTGCAGCAAGAATTTGATACATAAATGAATCGTCTGGTCTTTTGATTCCACTTGTATCTACTTTGGCTCCTCCCATATAATATTATCTTCCGTAAGGACCGCTAGGATTGTAATACCAACCACCTTGTTGACCTATGCCCATGAATCCTCCAAAGCCAGTTGGTTTTTGATAAGACAACGCACTAGTTGGCATATTGAATGCAGACGATGCTTGAGAGGGATCGCGGTAAAATCCTTGAGAGGTCATCCCAGACCCGCCGCCTCTCGACAACGCCCCTCCAGCAGCACCCAATGCAGAAGATGCTACCTGTCCACCAGCTTGAATCCATGCCCCAGTCATTGCATTTTGTGCTGCAGCATTTTGTGCTGCGCTATCAATCATTGCCTGCTGCCTAGCAAGTTCAGATTGTTGCTGGGCGTATTGCATCCTTGAAAGATTTGCAAACTGCTGACCAGCAATGTCTGCTCCAGATTGACCAAGCAACCCAGCAGACTGGAGAACATTTTGTTTGTATAATTCTTGAGCAGCAAGATTCTGTGCCTCAAGTTGGTTTTGTGCATTATTAAGTGCTGCTGGAGAAATACCACCAACAGGTTCAGCTGTTTGCGCCAAGTATGCCTGCTGCTGTGCTGCAAGATTTTCCTCGTATGCTTTCTTTGCAGCCAATGCACGATCATACATTGCTGCTCGACCAATGGTGGAATCTCCAAGTCCAGTCACATATTGCGCTGGCAAGCCTTGCGTCCGCATGTATTCATTTATGTATTGCCTAACATTTTCTGGAGAAGTAAGTTTTTCAACTTCTTTTGACTGGGCAAGTCGCATCTCTGCTGCCTCTGGAGCAGTTAGCTTTTCAAGTTCACGCTGTTTGGCAATATTTGCAGCGCCAAGCTCTGCTGCCCTTCTTGAAATTTCCCTTGGGTCAAATGTTTGGACTTGTGGAGCCAACGCAGCATATTGTTGGAGCATCTTTTCCTGCTCGGCTTGCTGACGAGCCTGTGCCTCCATCATCATTGTCATAACAGCTACATCCCTCGCTGTGTCGCGTGGTTTTATGTAGTCGCTTGCGTTTACTGTTTTTGCTCCACCCATGTTAAGTCAATGAATCGTAACTATAAATTTCCCTATCCATTTTAGTCAATCCTAATTTATTCATAACTTCGTTTGTGAACATAGGTCTGTCGTTAACCAATGGAACACCGATATATCCAAGACCTCCAGAAAGTTGAGCGTGCGCCCTCCAGTCACGCATTACTTGGATTACATCTTGCGGACGAGTATAAGCCGGGTGAAAAGCTGGATATACAACAGGAAGAAAAACATGGTCAGAATAACCAAAAAGCTCACCATTCCTGTAATGAGCGTAAACATTGACATTCGGATGTTCGATAATCTTGTGATCAAACGATTCAGCAAAGTCTTGAAGCTCATAAAATTCGTTTGTTCCTTGTCTGATGCACTTATAGTCTATTACTGGTTTCATATTTATTCAGTTAATCCAACGAATGTTTCATTTCCAAGAATTTCTGTTGGAACATAATCCTTAAACTTTTCTGCCTGCTGCTGAATAACCTTATTTCTTGTTGCGTAGTTGCCACACACAACACATGGGAGGCAGTTTTGAGAATCAACAAAAACAGGGGTGGAAGAGTAAAGAGGAACAACAGGATCATCTCCAAATGGAGATATAAACCTATTCGGGAATTCTGTAACAGTCACAGATGCGTCAACAATAGATGGCATATTAGCAGGGGTTTTGTTTTCTATATTGTTGCGCTGCGGCATTCGCGGCTTGTTCTGCAAGAATTCCAGCCTGCTCCTCTGCATGCGTGAATGAAACGCTTGAAAGGAACGATGCTGCTGCTGTGGCAGAAATAAAAAATAATCCACTTGGGCAGGGAACAGTCACAGTTTTGTATACTTTGGCAAACCAACTTTGTTGATCTGTTTTTGGAGCTTCGTATGGACTTGGCAGAAGATCAAGAGTCAATGTTGTTCCATCTTGTGCAAGCAAGCAAGACTTTGTTTCGTCAGATTGTGGAATGCCTGTTGACCTCTCACTCCATGGGTCTTGGAACATTCTTATTGCCTCAACTCCCATTTCACCACACCACTCGACCAAAAGAGAAAATCCCTTGTCAATATCTGATGTCAAGTGTGACTCGCAAGTTTCAGACGATGCATTGCGTGTTGCTGACTCAGTAATAAGCCTTCTGTATTGGCTATTCAGAAAGCCCAACTTTTTAATCTCATTTTCGTATGGAGTATTTTGCCATTGGTAGTCCTCTGTGACAGCAAGAATTCTTTTGTCCAAAACTTTTTGATATTGCCCCTTGCTGCCGCGATACGAAACTTGCACATCAACTGTTCCACCAATCTCGCTGCATTCAAGTTCAGAGTAGACAAACTGCTTGTAGTCGAACCCATCTCCTAAAAGTGCAGTTTCAACTTGCGCGTAAATCCTGTTGAAAATGTCTGTTGTTGTCCCGTCGGCATTGATGCTCAAATAAGAATCAACCTTGTTTGGCATGAATGATTCCCAAAGAGAAATATATGAACCATCGTTTGTGGCTGAATAATCAACAGAGAAATGAAAGCACCTTGGTTGACCACCAACAATTCCAGTAGTCCACTCAACTGGTCGCGTTCCCGTCCACACACCACACCACGCTGGTTGCCTTTGTGAACCCATTTCTGCTGCAATGGCCCAATCCATGACCATGGTCGCAGAGTTTAGAGGCTCAAGATATGGGATGCTGTAAAGAAGGTAGTTCTCAAACGAAACTGCACATATTCCAGTTTGGTTTCCTGCCATGTATGATTTCGCACGAACCATCTCGACATCTTTGTAGAGAACCTGTGAAGATAGGTAGGCATTGCCAGCAACATCAGCAGACACAAGCCCACCCTGCGAGAACCACCACATTTGACCAGCTTGAAAGGCAATCGACTTACCAGCTATACAACCAATGTTTGGAAAAAGAATAGTCAGAAAGTTCGCTGTGCTTGCCCAAGTGGCTCTATCGTAGATTCCGCTTGATAGCGCATAGGTTTCCCTGTCTGTGAAAACATACAATTTCACATCGTTGTTCTGTCCTACATAATTGACAAGTGCTGTAACTGGTCTGGTGAACGAAAAGTCTCCACGCCCCTCTCCTGTCGTTCGTTCTTGCCAGCTTGTAGGATCGCCCAAG